TGGCGAGTGCTTGGGCGTGTCCGTCGACGACAATGGCGGAGATTCGGTCCCGAGTGGCTTTCCGCCATGCATCGTCCACATACGTGACTTGACCTGGCCTCTGACGGCCGTAGAGAGCCGCTGTGGCCTGTTGCGGGGTGAATGGGTGGATTGGTGTGAGTTTGCGGAGGCGACGAACCTCGAGGGCTGTGTGGAGGGCTTCTGTGCCGGCTTCGAGGTCCAGCCAGTGAAGTTCGGCGAGGCCGGATCCTGGCTGACAGTGGATGACAATTCCGGCCGATTTGGAGACGTTGGGCATTGGGTCGCGTACGTCTTCGGAGCCGTCTTTCGCTGCTCCTTGGGTGTAAAGGTTGGAGGCGTTGGCGTAGATGGACAACTGAATGGCAAAGCCGAGTCCGCCATATTTCACGGACGAGCCGGTTTTGAGGTCGGAGACAAAGATGTCTTCCCCATCGGTGAGGAGGAGGTCGAAGGTTCCAGCCACTTCGATTTCATCGTTGACGACAATCCGTTCCGTCATGCCGTCGACGAAGGACAGGCCAGCGTCGGCCAGTGCCGACAGGATCGCTTCAATGTCGGCTTGGTATGGATCAGGGGCGACGAAGCTGGGGTCTTTCAAGCGGCGCTCGAGTAGGCCGTGGACAGCGGTTCCGAGATCCCGGCGGACTGTGGCTCCTCCTGCTTCGGACGCGCGCTTCACTAAAGAGTCCAAAGTCTTTTTGTCGTCTTGTGGTGTGGTGGCGACGAGGGCGACGAGGTCGGGTCGGAGGCCAAGTCCGATGGCAGTCATTCGAGAGTTCCATGCCATGAGACTCGAGGAGTCATCCAGAATTTTGGCGATGGTCGTGGCCCTGGTGTAGCCGACGAGCTTCTCGGCTCCTGGTGGGAGGACTTGGTAGCGGCCCCAGCGGTCCCGCCGGGTTTCTTGTTGGGGCTGGTTGAGATTGGTGAGGGCTTCAGGGTTTAGCGTTGTCATTTTGGGTTTCCTGTCGGGAGGCGGCTATGTGGCCGATTGTGTTGTCTTTGTTTGAAGTGTTGGGTGTGTTTGGTATGTGGCAGGCCGGTCGAGGCCGATGGTGGGGTTGGCTGGTCGTCATGCTGCATTCGTGGCCGTGGGCTTTGTATGCGGTGCAGTCAGATCAGCCAGGGTTTCTGTTTATGTTTGGAATGTGGCAGCTGGTGAACGGCTGGAACAGTTGGCGGTGGTTTCGTCAGCGTTCCTCGAGGGTGTGACAGTCCGGTAGGCGTCCGCCTATCCATTCGGTGACGGTTGCGACGATTCCGTTGCCGCAGATGCGGTAGCGGTTGGTGTTGGCGATGTCGACGACCTCGCCGTCGTCGCTGATGCCGTGGGCGGTGTAGTTGTCGGGCCAGCCCATGAGGCGCTCACACTCAAGAGGCGTGAGGCGTCGAACGATGGTTCTGTGACCACCAGTGCCGTCGGCACTGGTGGTTTTCGCCTTCAGCGTTTCGGCGATCTCGCCGTCGTTGCTGATGCTGTAGTGGCCTGAGTATTCGGCTTCGAATGATGCGAACGGTGCGTCGTACATAACTACGCCCCCCCCTGTCCTGGCTGCTGTCTTTGCCCTTGGCCGAGACAGTTGGTGATTGAGTTGAATGTGAAGCGCGACTGCTGGTTCTCGTAGATGTTCCATGGCTCGTCATCACGCATTGCCGACCTGTTCAATGACTCGAATAGGTACAAGCTGTCCGCTGTAGGCGTCTTGGCCGTTCACTGTTGACGCTCCTGAGCCGTGTGCTCCTGGTGCAAGTGTGCCGACGACTGGCTGCAACGGTTCGTCGGTTTCAAGGATAAATGTGTCGGTCTCGAGGTCGTTTCGAGGATATTTGTGCTGAATGCACTGACTGATTTCACTCAACCCCCCCCGCTAGATGTTCCAAGGCGTTCACCAGTCGAGGCGGCAATGTCCTCCCACGATTTGCCGCGCGTCGGAGAATCCCTGTCGCCGCTTTCTGACTCAAGCAGAACTTCAACAACTCGTCGCGCCAAGGTTCGAGGACCTGCGACAACGAACACGCGACGGCGGCGCTGTGGGACTCCGAAGTTTTGAGCGTCAAGCACCCGCCAAACTGCGACACGGTTGGGACCGACGCAGACGCCTGCGTTGCGCCATCCTCGCTTTGGAACAATGGGAGTGTTTCCGGTGAGTCCACCAAGGACAGCGGCGAAGTCTTCGCCTCCGTTGCTGGAGAAAGCGCCAGCGACATTTTCCCACACCACCCATTCGGAGCCGAGTTCATCAGCGATTCGGCACTGTTCGTGGAAGAGGCCACTTCGTTCTCCACCCAAGCCAGCACGTTTTCCAGCCACTGAGAGGTCTTGGCAGGGGGATCCTCCCATGATGAGGTCGGGAAAAGGGACTCCGTCTGCTTTGAGTCGGTCATGTGTTACCTCTCGAACGTCGTGATAGATCGGGATGTCGGGGTGATGAAAACGGAAGACGCTGCGCGCGCGTGGGTCGATTTCACAGCCGAAGACGATTTCGTGGCCGGAGTTTGTGAAGCCGAGGTCGCCGCCTCCTCCGCCTGAGAATAGGGAGCCTATTTTCATCGTTTGTTCCATTCGGCTCGGAACCTTGAGTTGCAGGTGCGGCAGTCGAGGCAGCGGCAGCCGGAGGCGTATCGGGTGCGGGTTCCATGCTGGGCGGCTGGGAGTTTGATGCCGTTTTCGAGGCGGTAGGCGCGTCGGTCTTTTTCGGTCATGCCAGCCCAAATTCCGAACCGTTCGGGGTTGTAGGTGACGTGGTCACGGCAGTCGACGATGACTGGGCAGGTTTGGCAGATGGCTTTGGCAAGTTTCATGGAGGTTGTGTCGCCACGGTTGACGAAGAACAGGTTGGTTTTGCCTTTGCAGGCTGCCTGTTCTGTCCAGGCGTCGGGGTGTTTGTCGGGTGGTGTCACTCGTAGAAGCCGTACTGTTTGAGGGTGGCGTTTTCGGCTTTGAGGTTGGCGATTCGTGCTTCGAGTTCTCGGATTTGGTCGAGCTGCTGGGCGATGATGTCGGCGGCGTCGAGGACGAGTTCGAGGTCGAGTTGGTCGGTTTCGACGAGTGCTGTGAGCTGCTGACAGAACATCATGATGTTTGTTTCGGTCATCGTTTGTTCCCTTCGATGATTGTGATGAGGGTGTCGAGGGTGCAGGTGACATACCAGGAGGCGGGGTTGCCTTTGCCTCGTCGTTTGTGGATGACGATTCCGGTTTCTCGGCCGGCGTTTTTGGCTTGGATGGCGACGTCGTCGACCCAGCCGGAGAGGTCTAGGCGGGCGTGGTTTTTGACTTGGATGGCCGGCCAGTTTTTGTCTGGTACCCAAATGTCGCCACGATCCAGAGTGGCTCCGGCTGGTACACGTTCGGCTTCGACGCCTCTGACGTTGAGATAGTCACAGGACGCTCGTTCGGCTGCTGAGCCTTTGGCTTTGTTTGGGTTACTCACAATATTCCTAGCGTAATCAGCCAAATCCAAAGCATGGTCACAGCGACGAGGAGGAAGATTGCTGCCGTTGCAAGCCAATCAGATTTCATCGTGACGTCTTTACCGGCCAAGCGAAGATCCCAGATGCAATGGCGGCGAGGAGGAGGGTGAGGCCGATGACTGGTCCGAGGGCGTCGTGTTGGGCGGTGTTCTCGACTAGTGCTGGCAGCAGGGCGAAGGCGGTGAGTCCGGTGAGGAATTGCGCTGTTTGTTTCATGCTGACCTTTTCGGGTTGTGGTTTGTCGGGTGGGTTGTGGAGCGGTGACAGGTTTTCCGGTGTTCCAGGTAGGAGTCGGTGCCTTGGTTGGTGCGGTCGAAGGACTGTTTGCACAAGAGGCAGCGTATGACGTTTGCTTCGGTCACAGGTCGACCTCGAGGTCGTTGCCGACTAGGACGATCACTGGGATGTCGGAGAGGCTAGGGGCCGGCGGTTTCGGTTGGTTGGCTTTGCGGATCTGATGGGCGAACAGCAGAGCTGCTGGGATGAGGGAAATGATCGTCCACATCAGAGGGCCTTTGCGATTTCGGCTTGGAGTCCGTCGATGGAGAGTTCGTTGACGTCGGTGTTTTGGATGTAGAGGCGGACGTTGATGACGGCGTGCCAGAAGTTGTCGTCGTTGGCGAAGTCTTCAGGGTGGAGGATGTCGACGACTGTTTCGGCGAGGATTTCGGCGTGGACGAGGGCGGTGATGTAGAGGTCTTCGATTTGGTCGGCTGGTTCGTATTCGTCGTGGATGTGGTCGACGTTGCCGATGATGGTGGCGTATTCGTCGACCTTCTCTTCGGCGTGGATGAGTTCTTGGAGGTTGATGTCGAGTTGCTTGATTGCTGCCATGTCGGGGTTCCTTGTCTGCTTGGGTTTCCTTGTGTGTGGGGCGGCTGCTCCACATGAGAAGTTTTAAAGGACGTTTAAAGGAATGTCAAGGATCTTTTTTCGGGAATGCAGAAACCCCAGCCACGGAGCCTGGGGGAAGGCTGATGGCTGGGGTTTCCGGCATCCGATTCGGTTGTGGTTCTCAGAGTGCGTGGCGGTTCGCCTCGAGGATCCAGTCGACACCCAGGGGAGAGAGGTGTCGTCGTCGAATCGGGGATCTAAGGGAACGTCTTGAAGGTGGGGACCATGGAAGGGGAGTCGGTGGGGCCGACCTTGTCCGAGGCAATCGACGTCAGAACCGACAGGCCCGCGGCGATGAGGGATGTTGCTGCGAGGTGTTGCCAGTCAAGGTTCAGCCAATCCATTTGGGAGGCGCCTGCGAGGGCGACGAAGGTTTGGGCGAAGGTTTTGATTGCACGCTCTACGAGCTGCATGACGAAGGATTTGGTGAACATTACGGTTTCCAATCTGGAGCGGGATAGTCCTGAGTGTCAGGGTATTCGTGTTCTTCGGGGTCGTATTCGACTTCTTCGTCGGGTTCGGTGAGGGGGATGAGATCCGGTTCAATGGTGATGGTCATTCTTCCTCCTCGTCTACCCATTCTTCCTCATCGTCGTCGATGTCGAAAGAGGGAACGATTGGGGCAGGGTTCAGAAGCGATCCGTAGAGACAGTCGAGGTAGCCGGCGGCGTCGGTGATGGAGTCTTTCAACTGTTCAGCGTTGAAACCTTCCTCGAGGCCCCTGGCAATCCTTCCGAGCTTCATACAGATCATGAAGAGAATGCCGGCGTTGACGTCGATGACATCGTCACCCCACAGAGAGTTGAAGAGATTGGTCACGCGTTGATAATCCTCCCAGGGCGGGCCGTAGGCTCGGCCACGGTCGCCATGAACG